GTATCTGGACAATTTTGAGGCTGCCGGATTCGTGCAAGTCACAGGCAACCCACGCTACGGGGATGTGATCCTGATGCAGTACCGCAGCGAGCGTACCAACCATGCGGGCGTGTATCTGGGGGGCGCTGAACTGAAAACCCAACTCGACCTACCCCCCATCCCCGATGCCATGCTGCACCACGCCATGCCGAGGCTGTCCGAGCGTGTGTTGTACGCAGGCTACTGGCAGGATATTACCCGCATGATTGTGCGGCACAGAAGCCTGTTGCACGCGCCGCCTTGATGGCAAGTTGATCCGAACCCGAAAAAGCAAAGCCCCGAACTGCTGCAAACAGTCGGGGCTTTTTGTATCAACCCTTGCGATGAACAAGGAACCAAGATGCGCAGTAAGTATACCCCGAAATCTCATATAAAAGTGAGCGGAAAAATGAAAAAACGTGACGCAGGTATCACCGCAAAAATGTACGCCAGCGCAGCAATCATCGCTGCGTTAGCATCGTTGGTTGCTGCCATTTCTTTATTGTTGAGATAGCCATGGTACATCTTCACACTGCAACCTTGCCCGCCCCTGCGGGCTTTTTTACGCCCCCGGAAAAGCTGCGCACCATTCGCCTGTACGGCAAGCTGGGCGCAAGATTCGGGCGCGTGCACCGCTTCGTCTGCAACGACACCGCAGGCGCGGTACGCGCCCTGTGTGCCATGATTCCGGGCTTTGAAGCATTTCTGCTGCAAAGCAAAGACAGGGGCTTGGGATACGCCGTTTTCATCGGCAGGCAGAATATCGGCGAAGACATGCTGGCCGCACCGGTGGGCGACGATGACATCCGCATTGCCCCTGTGGTACTGGGTTCTGGCCGCGGGGGGCTTTTTCAGATCATTCTGGGTGCCATTCTCGTTGTTGCCACCTTCTACACGGGTGGTGCATCCTTGGCGGCCAGTGGTGGGATAACTTACTCCGGCATTGTCGGGCAGATGGCTTTCACCATGGGGGTAGCCATGATGCTGGGTGGTGTATCCCAATTGTTGGTGAAGCAGCCCAAGGGTGTCACGGGAGTGCAGTCGCCGGATAACGGCGCGTCCTACAACTTCAATGGCCCAGTGAATGTCACGGCTCAAGGAAACCCGGTTCCCGTACTGTACGGGGAGATGGTGGTGGGTTCAGTCACGATATCTGGCGAGTTGTACGCAGAGGATCAGCAATGAGCATTAGTACGGAACAACGCAAAGGCGGTCAGCGTATTACCGCGAACATCACAGGTTCTGGGGGCGGCAAGGGTGGGGGCAGAGCGCGCACGCCGGTCGAATCTCCCGACAGCCTGCACAACACCGCGTATGCAGCGCTGCTGGACGTGATCGGCAATGGCGAGATGGCAGGTCCCGCGCACCCCCATGACCCCTTGCGCGACGTGTATCTGAATGGTACGCCAATACGGAATGCAGACGGCAGTTTGAACTTTGAGCGCGTGCAGATGGATTACCGCGTGGGGACGGTAGATCAGGAGCCTATTGCAGGAGTTTCCGCATCGGCCAACGTCGTAACCATGGGCGTGGAGATCAAACAGGATCAGCCTGTGACCCAGCTGCTGAGCAATCCCGTACTTTCTGCCGTGCGTGTCAGCGTACACGTGCCGCGTCTGGTCAGGATGGTGGAGTCTGGCGGCAATGCGGGGGATCGCGTAGGTTACCGCGTCGATTACGCCATTGATCTTGCCACGGGCAGCGGCACGTTCCAACAGGTAGTGCAAGCAAGTTTCGACGGAAAGACGATTAACGGCTACACGCGCACACATCGAATCGAGCTCCCCCAAGGGGCGGCAAACTGGACTTTCCGTGTGCGTCGGTTGACGCCTGCGGCCACGACCAGCGCCATTGAAGACAAAATCTACGTGCAATCCTATGCCGAAATCATCGATGGCAAATTCCGCTATCCCATGACCGCACTGGTGGGCATCAGGATTGACGCCGAGCAATTCCAGGCCATCCCCACGCGTGCCTACCACTGGCGCGGGCAGATTATCCGCGTGCCAAGCAATTACGATCCGGTGGCACGCACGTATGGTGGCGTCTGGGATGGAACGTTCAAACGCGCATGGAGCAATAACCCGGCGTGGGTGTACTACGACATGCTTACCAACCGGCTCTATGGCATGGGCGAGCGGATCGACGCCAGCATGGTAGACCGCTACGCGCTGTATCAGATCGGCGTGTACTGCGATCAGCTTGTTCCCGACGGTATGGGCGGTCAGGAACCCCGCTTTGTCTGCAACCTCTATCTGCAATCGCAAGCCGATGCGTTGCGTGTCATCAACGATTTATCCAGCACGTTTCGCGGTATGGCGTATTGGGCAAATGGGCAGGTTGTGGCGGTGGCCGATACCCCGGCCGATCCGGTCTACACCTACACCAATGCCAATGTGATCAAGGGGCGTTTCGAGTACACGGGCGCAGATTTAAGCACGCTCAAAACCGTGGCGCTGGTATCCTGGAATGATCCGACGGATTTTTATCGCGCCAAGGTCGAGGTTGTGGAGGACGCCGAAGGCATCCGGCGCTACGGCATCCGCAAGACCGAAATCGTGGCCTTTGGTTGTACCTCACGCGGACAGGCGCAGCGCGTCGGGCTGTACCACCTGTACACCTCGCGCATGGAAACCGGGGGAGTGGCGTTTTCTGTGGGTCTGGACGGTGTGATCCCGCAGCCGGGAAGTCTGATCAAGATTGCGGATCGCAACCGCGCGGGACGACACATTGGCGGGCGCATTGCTGCCGCGACAAAAGGCACTGTCACTGTGGATCGAGACCACCCTGCGAAAGCGGGCGATACGCTCACCGTCAACCTGCCCGATGGCAGCACGCAAACCCGTCCCATTACCGCCGTGGCAGGCCGCAAGATAACGGTATCCCCCGCGTTCAGTGTTAAACCTGTACCCGAATCCGTCTGGGCAGTAGATGCCGAGGATTTGGTCACGCAGTGGGCGCGCGTTGTTTCCGTCCAGGAGAAAGACGGCATCGAATTTTCCATTTCTGCCGTCCTGCACCATCCGGGGAAATTTGAGGCGATCGACGCCAACGTGCGGCTTGATCCTTTGCCGGTCTCGGTCGTGCCGCCGCGTGTGCAGGGCGCGCCGACGAACATTCAGATTACCCAATACGCAACGTACCACCAAGGGGTTACCCGGCAGCGTGCCGAAATCACCTGGGATGCACCAGAGCACGCCGTGCGCTTTGATGTGCAGTGGCGACGGGACAATGGGGATTGGGTTCTCACGCCGCGCACCAGCACGCGCCTGGTTGAGCTTCACGACATCTACACGGGCAATTATGCCGTGCGTGTGCGCGCCGTCAACGCGCTGGATGTCCCGTCCTTGTGGGCTTACGCCAGCGCCGATCTGGACGGCATCATGGGCGAACCGCCCGCCTTGGCGTCACTGACTGCCACGGGGCAGGTACTGACGATTCGGCTCAATTGGGTATACCCGAACATACCCAACATCATCGAGCGTGTGCAGATTCGCGCCAGCCTGACCAATCACTTTGGCGACAGCTATCCCTTGGCAGAATTGGCTTATCCGACTTCTTCGCACACCATCCACGGCTTGGGCTACACGACCGAAGTATGGTTCTGGGCGCGGCTGATCGATAAAAACGGCATGCCCGGCGCATGGTTTCCCGACGCGACGCAGGCCGGGGTATTTGGGCAACCGGATCACGATCCGGCAAACGTGCTTGAATATCTGCAAGGCAATATTGGCGCGAGCGAACTTGCCCCCGGACTGATCGCGGAATTGGAAGACGCGGCGCAGGCCAGCGTGCAGGAAACGTCTGAGGCGCTGGATGCGCTTAACGGCAAGCTGTCAGCACGATGGGGGGTTAAAACGCAGGTTCGTGCCGATGGCCGCGTGGTGCAGGCCGGTGTAGCCATGGGAGCAGCAATCGGCGAAGACGGCACCAGCCGGTCGGAAATCCTGTTCATGGCCGATACCATTGCGTTTCTGAACAGCCTCAATGGGCAACTGCACACCCCGTTTGTGTTTGACGTGGCAAATGACACGGCCATATTGAGCAACGCCATGATCGGCAATGCCTCGATCACCAACGCGAAAATCGCCAATGGTGCAATTACCAATGCCAAGATTGAAGACGCGGCCATCACCGCTGCCAAGATTGGGAATGCGCAAATCACCAATGCAAAAATTGGCGTGGCAGAAGTGGATACGCTGCGCATTGCGAATAATTCCGTGACGATTCACGCACATGCGCAGGCAGACGGTGGGCAATGGGCTGCCAGTTCGTTGTCATGTTCGCTCTGGCTTGCACAACCGGCCAGCCTATCCATCTTCGTCAAATTCAAGGATACGAGCCATGAGGTCAGACAAAACTACAGGCTATTCATCAATGGTGTGCACGTTGCGAATCTTAGTCCGCTCAAGTACAAGACCGTCGTGGGATATGATGGAGGCGCCATATATGGTTGGATTTTGATTCGGGATGTGGATTTGTTTAAATTCGATGTAAGCGCAGGGACGCAGACCGTTTCTTTGGCGGCTTACCCTGTTCGGGTATTTCCACCACCATCCTATTTTGGTCGATCCTTGCTCGTTATGGCTTCGATGCGTTAATCCGTGCGACTGTTCAAAC